CGGCCACCCCGGCCAATAGCGGCACGCTGCCGTCTACGCCGAATGCGTGGGCTCCTCCGGTTGGTTCGCAGATTGTTGTCTCTGGCGCGGCTCCGGTTACGCTGAACGGCGTTTACACGGTAACCTCGTCCACCACGACGACGGCTGTTGCGATTTACAGCAGCGGTAACGCGGGCCCGGCTTCGGTCACGTCCACCACGTTTGGTACTGTCACCATCTACGTTCCGGTTGCTGGCATTTTTGTCGGCTGCAAGTACCTGTCGGTCGCTCAGAAGCGCACCGTCTGGTCGAACTACTGGCCGGGCTCGGATGCGAACACCAACGCAAACGTCACGGCATACGTGGTCAACGACCCGAATGCTCAGTTCGTTGTGCAGACCGCCAACTCGAATACGACGTCATCTGCTGTTGGTATTGCCAACATCGGCCAGAACATCGGATTTGTGTACGGCAACTACTACAACACGTCGGGCACTCAGGTTACTGGCTTGACCAACGGCAACACTGCCACGGGTCTTTCGACCGCCTACGCGGATCAGTACTCTCTGAGCACGCCGGGCGGCTATCAGCCGCTTCTCCCGTTCCGCGTTGTCGCCCTTGCCAACTACACGCCTGACGGTTCAAACCCGCTTCAGTCGATCAACGGCAACGACTACACCTCTGCTTACAACCGCATCGTTGTTGCATTCAACAATGCGATGCTGAAGCAGTCCTACGGCGTCTAAGGAGTAACTAAAAATGGCCGTTAATTTAAGTGCTATTAAAGACCTCCTGCTGCCGGGACTTCGTGGTGTAGAAGGCAAGTATGAGATGATCCCATCTCAGTACGACAAGATCTTCACCAAGCATGACTCGAAACTCGCCCTCGAGCGTACCGCCGAAATGCGTTACCTCGGCCTCGCGCAGTTGAAGTCGGAAGGCGCTCAGACGTCGTTCGACAACGGCGCTGGTGAGCGTTTCGTGTACAACCAAGAGCACTCGGAAATCGCTCTCGGTTACGCGATTACGCGCAAAGCGATTGACGACAACTTGTACAAGACGCAGTTCCACCCGTCTAACCTCGGTCTGATTGAATCTTTCCAGCAGACCAAGGAAATTTACGCGGCGAACATCCTCAACACGGCGACGACGTATAACCCGAATATCGGCGGTGACGGTGTTGCCTTGTGCAGCACATCTCACCCGATCGACGGCAATACGATCGCGAACAAGCCGACGACTGACGTTGACCTCAACGAGGCGACGTTGTTGAACGCGATGATTGCGATCCGCACCAACTTCCGCGACATGGCGAACCTCAAGGTCTTCGCTCGTGGTCGTAAGTTGATCGTTCCTCCGCAGTTGGAGCCTGTTGCAATTCGTCTTCTGAAGACGGAATTGCGTCCGGGTACTGCAGACAACGACGTCAACGCAATCCTTACGACGGCTGGCGGCCTGCCGGAAGGCTACATGGTCAATGACTTCTTGACCTCGTCCTTCTATTGGTACTTGCTGACGAACATTGACGGCCTTTCGTACATGGAGCGCGTCAAGTTTGAAACGGACATGCAGGTCGATTTCGTTACGGACAATCTGTTGGTCAAGGGCTACGAGCGGTACTCCTTCGGGTACTACAACTGGCGCTCGATTTACGGTTCGTTCCCGACCTCGTAATACGGAAAGGCTCCCAGCAATGGGGGCCATTCTTAGGAGACAAATATGTCATCGACTATTTTTACGGGTCCGCTACTTGCAGGTAACGTCCTCAACAGCGACGGCACGGGCAACCTTGCTGGCGTTGGTGGTAGTTCCGGCACGCAGAACGTGGGCTTTGCGGAGATGGTGCAGTTTGCGCCTATCACGCAATCGACCTCTTCTGTTGCTACGACTATCGTCATTCCTGCGAATAGCCTTATCACCAGCATGTATGTCAACGTGACGACTGCTTGGTCGGGCGGGAACTTGCAGATTGGCGTTGCTGGTACGGCAACGGCGTTTGCGAATGCTGTCACGGCGCCCGGCGTAGGCCAGAACTCTGTTACTCCGACCACTGCAACTCAGGTTGGTGTTTGGAATAACGTGAGTTCGACGCAAGACCAGCAGGTCGTTGTGAGTTCTACCGCTGGTACAGCGGGTGTTGGCGTTCTCATCGTCAAGTACCTGCAGGCGGCTAACGGTTACACCAACGGCCAATACGCGGCCTAATGGGAGCATGATATGAAAGGTCATAAGAAGCATCACAAGGCCAAAGGCGGCCACGTTGGTGTCAACGAAGCGGAGATGGACCTCAAAACCCGTCCTGAACCGCGCACCAATGCGAAGGAAATCGACAAGGAAGCCGAAGAGCGTAAGCATGGTGGTCGCGCCAAGCGTAAGCACGGCGGTAAGGCGCCTAAGCACGAGATGATGGTCGAAGGTCATCACGGCAAGCATCACGCTGGCCGTAAGCCGCGCAAGCATGGCGGCAAGACCTCTGGCAACATCTTTGCGTTCACGGCCCACAAGGGCACGGAGCCGAAGGCGCATACCGTGGAAATGGGCATGAAGTAAACTGGGACCCCCCTCTACCCAGTTTTTCTTGCACTAACGGGGGCCTTGTGCCCCCGTTTTTCCTTCGACTTGAGGACATGCCATGCGCCCAGTAACAGTCACGGTTGGCCCACTTGCTGCTGCGAGCGCCAACAACATTTGCACCACACAGACGCCGACGACGTCGTTCACCTTGAACGGTGCTTTAGTCGTCAATGGTGTTGCTTTTTTGGATACGCCTCGTCGAATCCTTTTCACCACGTCGGCCAATGAGAGCGGCAAGAATGCTGTTCTGACGGGAACCGATTACAACGGCAGCGCGATTACCGAAGTGCTGGCATTGACCAACATCGGCACCAGTTACACCAACATGGACTTTGGCACGATCAAGTCGATCACCATCAGCGCCGCTGCGGCTGGCGCAATTACGGTCGGAACCAATACAGTCGCTTCGTCGATGTGGGTTCGCCTTGATGAATATGCGTTACCGCAAACCTCTATTCAGGTTACGGTCAACGGAACGGTCAATTACACGGTTCAGCAGACCTTGCAGGATCCAAACAGCCCGACCAATCCGGTCCTCCCTTATCAGGTGGCGTGGGTTAACAGCGCGGACCCTGCTGTAGTCAATTCGACGGCGACGGTTCAGAGCAATTATACCTACAATCCAACATGGGCTAAGGTGACGCTCAACAGCGGCACGGGCTCTGTTTCGGCAGTGTTTGCCCAATCCGGCAACGCGCCTTACTAATCTGGAGAATGACCCATGGCTGGTTTATCTGAAGCCGCGCAAACTCTTCCCGCAGATCCGACATCCAATATCACTGCGGCTCCGCAGCGCCTGCGTGACAACGTCGGCAAGTTAGAAGTTTCGGAAGTCCAGAACCTCTTTGAGGCCGACTTTGAATACGGTGGCCAGCCGATGCGCTGGGAACAGGTCATTATTGGCGGCGCGACAATTACCCCTAACTCTGCGTTGGGCGGCGTTGTCATGTCGGTCACTGCGGCTTCAGGCGACATCGCAATTCGCCAGACTCGTCCGTATATTCGGTATCAGCCGGGCAAGACTCTGTACATGGCCAGCGGTCTTTTGTTTGGTGTCGCCAACACAAACCAGCGCCAGCGCGTAGGGTTTTTTGACGATGGTAACGGGTTGTTTTTTGAACAGGCTGATCCTACTGCAACAAATCCTTCGGGCATGTACGTTGTTTATCGATCGGACGCGAATGGTTCAGGCGTTGTCGATACTCGTATTCCATCTAATAATTGGTCGGATCCTCAAGGCGTTTTCCGTGGTTTAAATCCTGTTGTTGGCGCTTTCAACGTCAACAACATTCAAATGTGGTGGGTGGAATTCGCTTGGTACGGGGCCGGGTTGCTTCGTTGGGGCGTCATGGTTAACGGCGAACCGTACGTCCTCCATCAGGTCGGTATAGGCAACTTGTCTGCCCAAACGCTTGCATGGGCGCGCACGGGAAACTTGCCTGTCCGGTATGAACTTCGCAACATCGGCGCTTCTGCTGCTGGCAGCATGACGCACTATGGCGTGTCGGTTCTTGCCAAAGGCAAGATTGATACTCAGCGTGGGTTTACGTACGGCTACGGCACCAGCGCCTCCAGAACCGTTACCACAGGCACTCGCTATCCGGTTCTTTCCGTCCGTTACCGCAACATGGGCACGTTGGAGTATGGCGTTGATTCGGCCTACTCTGGCGCCAACGGGACTCTCCCTGCAGGTGGCGCTGCGATTGCCAGCGCAACCAACACCGCTGCCTCTAGCACCGTGACGCTGACGGGAACTCCGCTTGTCGCTAATGCATGGGTTGGCAAATACATTTTCTGCCGTGGCGCCACGGCATCGATCACGGGCATTACGATTACGGGTAGCGTGGCCACTGCCACGACGGCGGCGAATCCCAACTATTTGACTGTTGGTCGTTGGGTGACGATTAACGGCGCAACGCCAGCGACGGGCACGTTTCCTACTCAAGTTCAGATCACTGGCGTCACGGCCAACACGTTTACCTTTAACACGACGGCTTCGGGCACGGTAACGGGCACGATCACTTACCAAACGGGTCAGGGATCTGTTGGCCGCATTACCGCAAACACGACAAGCGCCCTGACGGTCGTGGATAACGTGCAGGGTGGCCCGATGCCTGTCCTGCCTGCGGCTGGCGGCAACTACATTCTCGGAGTCATTGACCGTGGTCAATTGCTTCCGCAGATTCTGTCCATTTTCTCTAGCGCCAACTGCACGCTGGAATTGATTGCGTCTACTTACTCTTCTCCGATTGCGTTGACTGGCGCATCGTTTGCAACGATGTACAGCCTTGGATCGCTGAACAGTTTCGCAGAGCGTGACGTTTCCGCTACGGGGCTTGTTGGCGGCGAAGTGGTCTATAACGCACCTCTGCCCTCTGGTGCTCTGCAGAACTTTGACCTGTCGAACTTTTTCCCGCTGTACAACAATGTGCAGGGCAATCAGCCAGACATTTTGACGGTCGCCATTACTGGTTCTGCGAGCATCAATGCCAGTATCATTGCTCAAGAAGCAATGTCTTAATCCTCTGGATAGGAAGGCCAAATGAGCGCTGGCACTTACAATTTAAACATTGAGCAAGGCGCGACGTTTATTCGGGTCTTCCTTTGGCAGGTCGGCGGTACGACGGACTGCGGGGGCTGTAGCACCAGCACATCGACGGCCACGCCCGTTGATTTGACTGGGTTTTCTGCCGACATGCAGATTCGGCAGACCCAGCAGTCCACCACGATCCTGTATGAGGGCAGTACCGCCAATGGAAATATCGTCCTTGGCGGCACTGCTGGGACGATTACGCTGACAATCCCATCCACGACGACAGCCGGGTTCACGTGGCTGCGTGGCGTTTATGACATGAATCTCACTTCTGCCGGGGGTATAGTTACGAGATTGCTGCAAGGCACAGTCGTCGTTTCTCCAGAAGTGACCCGGTGATATGTCTGGATCCACAAATTCACCGAATCAAGTCTCCTCTCTTGGGCCTGATGATCTAGTACAGGTTACGGTCACTGAGACGCCTCAATTTGAGGTTTCGGTCACAGAATCGCCCACCACGGTCGCCGTATGTGATGGCGTCACCGACGTCGTCATTACGCAGGCAACTTCCGAAATCGTCTCGATTGTCGAAACGCCACAGCCGGAAATCGTTTCGGTAGCGGTTGTTGGCCCTCAGGGCCCACAAGGACCTCAGGGTCCACAAGGCCCTGCAGGACCGTCTTTGCCGGGCCCTACTGGCGCCACTGGACCTACTGGCCCTACTGGCCCTGCTGGTCCCACAGGCGCTACGGGCGTTACTGGAGCCATGGGTCCGCCGGGGAATGACGGGTCTGACGGCGATGAAGGTCCTATTGGGGCTCCCGGCCCACAGGGTCCGCAAGGCCCGACAGGAGCCACGGGCGCTACTGGTGCCACGGGCGCTACTGGTGCCACGGGTGCTACTGGAGCCACTGGAGCCGCAGGACCTGTTGGACCTCCGGGCATTGACGGTAATGATGGCGATGATGGCGCAATTGGACCGCCGGGACCGCCGGGACCGCAAGGCGCCACAGGCGCTACCGGAATTGCAGGCGCTGCTGGCCCAATGGGCCCTCCGGGCATTGACGGCAATGATGGCGATGATGGTCCTATTGGCCCGCCGGGACCGCAAGGACCCATAGGTCCTACTGGCCCTACTGGCCCGGCAGGCACTGCTAACTACATGACGATTTCCGCCGGAGCCTCATCCGGCACGTTTTCGGCCATTACGTTTGCCAACAGCAATAACGTAAGTTTTGGCCTCAGTTCAGGCGTTATTACGGCCAGCATTCCGGGAACTTCTTCGCTATCTGGAACCGGAATTGTCACGATCGCGACGTCTGGCAGCACCATCAGCATTGGCGCATCTCAATCCGTACAGACTCAGGCATCAGGCGCTATAGCGGGGACAGGATTCTCGACCGCTGCGACGACTGGATCTTTGTTGATTGGTTCGCTTGGCACAAACGGGTTAGCCCTTTCTGTGCCTCCTTACATTACAACTTATACAACCCAGTCAGTTCCATCGACGTCTTCTATCAGCGGCACTGGAATTATCACCATTGCTACGTCTGGAAGCACGATCAGTATTGGGGCATCTCAATCTGTACAGACTCAGGCATCAGGCGCTATAGCCGGAACAGGGTTTTCAACCTCAACGACGACAGGAACGGCGCTTGCCGGATCTCTTGGCACAAATGGCTTAGTGCTATCTGTGCCTCCGTATATCACGACATACACAACTCAAACGGTTCCAGCGACTTCTTCAATTAGCGGAACTGGCCTCGTTAATATTTCGACAAATGGCAGCACTATAAGCATTGGCGTTCCTTCGCCTGTTGCTTATGCGGCCTCTAATACGGTCTTATCTACTTCTGGTTCTTTGAACCAATCTAGCCTTATGTTTGCTGGCGCTGGCCTTGTCAGCGTAGGCGTTAGTAACGGCTCTGTCTTGATCTCAGGCAGTACGCCTGCGGCGCCTACATCGTACGTTGCTCAGGTCAATGGCTCTTCTGGGTCTATCAGCGTTGCAGGGACAGGGTTTACCAGCACTTCGACTAGTGGTTCAGTCATTACGGCATCGTTGGGTACAAATGGACTGTCTATGGCAGTTCCCGCGTTCCTGACTACATATGCTGCACAGACTACGCAAACACAGGCTTCAGGCGCTATAGCCGGAACTGGCTTTACGACGACGACTAATACAGGCAGCGTCATAGCAGGCGCTCAGGGCACTAACGGCCTGATCTTGTCTGTGCCGCCATATATCACGACGTACACGACTCAGTCAGTGCCTGCTACATCGTCTATTAGCGGTACTGGTCTTGTCAGCATCTCGACGACTGGAAGCACTATCAGCATTGGTGTTCCAGCGCCTTTTGCGTACGCCGTCTCGAATACGGT